AACTGGTGGTATGGGTTTAAAGATGGTTAACTCCGATATAAGATTTGAAAGATATTTACAAAAGGCAGGTTTATCACTAAAAATGCCTGATAGTGAAGCAAGTGCTAGAGACCCATTAAGACAAAGAGCAAAACAAATTACAGGCGACCAGATGGACAGATACATTAGAGGTAGACTAGGTTTAGTTATAGACGCAACAGGTAGAGATTATAATATAATCAATAGACAAAGAAGTATGCTACAGATGTTAGGTTACGATACTTATATGATGTTTGTAAATACAAGTTTAGAAGTTGCATTACAAAGAAATAGAGTTAGAACTAGAAGCGTACCAGAAGATATTACTAGAAAGAGTTGGCAAACCGTACAAAATAATATTGGTAAGTTTCAAAATCTTTTTGGTATGAGAAATATGATAGTCGTTGATAACAATGACGCAAAAGAAGATGAACTATTAAAAGTATATAAACAAGTAAGGAGATTAATTAGTGTTCCTGTACAAAATTATGTAGCAAAAAAGTGGATAGAAAACGAACTACGATTAAAGAAACAAAATGCCAGATAATTTTCAAAACGCATATTACAGAAACTATGTAAAAGAACTTCTTAAAAAGAAGAAGAAGATAGTTGATGATGTCAAGGAATCAATAATAGATATTCCTAGAAAGAGATATGCACCAGGAGTGTTTGACAATGCAGATACAAACAATCCTAAACTAAAACAAGTTGTTAGAGATATGATAGACGCTCAACTAAAACAATTTGCAGAATATCACCCAATCAAAAAGTATTCATTAATAGGTTCTATCTTAACAAAGAGATACCGTGATGACGCAGATTTAGATATTAATATATTATTTGATGTACCTGAAAGTGAAAGAGAAGCTGCGTTAGAAGCATTAAGAAAGAATTTAAAAGATGTAAATGGTAAATTAATACCAGGTACAAAACACCCAATCAATTATTTTGTAATAGTTGACCCTGCTGTCAAAGAGAAAAATGATAGTATGGCAGATGGCGTATTTGATGTACAAAATAATAAGTTTATTAGAAGACCAGAGAAAGAACAATTTGACAAAGAAAAATATATGGACGACTTCGGTAAGAAAGTTATGGAGTTAGATGTTGTCAAAGGAGAACTGGTAAGAGATATAATTGATTATAAAGAATTAAGAGATTTATCAAATGATGATGTTGACAATCTACAATCTATGATAAGAAATAAATTAGATGAGATTGAAGATAGTATACAATCTATCATTGATACAGGCGACCAAGTTATACAAGATAGACAAGACGCATTTCAAAGTGATATGTCGCCAGAAGAAATTAGAGAGTTTGGTAAGAAACACAAACTACCTAAAAATGTTATCTATAAAATGTTAGAAAAATACCATTACTTAAAATTCTATAAGAAGTGTAAAGATATTTTAGATGATGGTAATATAACAGATAAAGAAATAGATAGTTTAAAAGAAGCAGTAGGAAGACCTAAAAAACATATTGCATTTACCTTTGGTAGATTTAATCCACCAACAATAGGACACGAAAAACTTATTAATAAAGTTGCGAGTGTAGGTGCAAATGATTTTATTATAGTACCTAGTGGTTCTTTTGATAGTAAAAAGAATCCATTAAAACTTGCTGATAAAATTTCAGTTATGAAGTCAATGTTTCCTAGATATGCTAGTAAGATAAAACAAATACCTGGCGCTAGAACAGCGATAGAAGTTATCAACAAATTAAATGGTAAAGCAAATGAAATAACAATGGTCGTAGGAAGCGACCGAGTAAGAGAGTTTGAAACTCTATTAAACAGATATAACGGCGTAAAGGCAAGAGGTACTGATTACGAGTTTGACAAAATTAATGTTGTAAGTGCTGGTGAAAGAGATCCAGACGCTGAAGGTGCAACAGGTATGTCAGCAAGTAAGATGAGAGACGCAGCCGCAAAAGATGATTTTAAATCTTTTCAAAGAGGTTTACCAACTTCATTTAGAGATAAACAGAAGTTGTTTGGACTAGTTAGAAAAGGTATGAACATAGCGGCGAATATGCAATCTCACGGATTAGGTACTATGAAACCTATATCTTCTATTGAAAACTTTACTCAATGGCAGGTAAGAGACCTTTACATAAGAGAACAACTATTTAAACAAGACGATATAGTAGAAGACCAAAGACAAGATGTTTCTGGTAAAGTAGTAAGAAGAGGAACTAATTACATTGTATTAGAAGATACAAATTCTAATTTACACAAATGTTGGATATGGGATTGTGTTCCCACACCACAAATAGACGAAGTTAGAATACACGAACACGATTTAAATGTAGACTTTGGCTTTGAGGCTATGTCCGAGAAAGAGCTAGATATGAAACTAAAAGAAGCGTATGGTAAAAAAGGACCAGAAGATAAAGATGTAAAAGATAAAAAAGGTACACAACCTAAAAAATATTATAAAGATTTGAAAAAAGGTGATAAAGAAAAGAGAGCAAATTTCTTTTCTAAACAGAAGTATAAAAAGAGTGATGGAGATAGTGATTACAAAGCTGCGCCTGGAGATAAAGACGCAAAGACTAAACCATCAAAACATACTAAAAAATACAAACAAATGTTTGGTGATAGTTATGAAATAGGTGCTGATTATGCTAATCATACTAAAGAAATAACACCTGGAGAGACGCCAAGTGAGAAACCAGTAGATAGTAAAAAGCGTGCTGAACAAGCACCAGAGAAGATTACCACAAATGATATAAAAGAGTGGGCTGCTTCAAGTGAGACTATTGATAAATATAAGAAACGATACGGAGAAGAGTATCAAAAAGAGATTGATGAGGCTGTGAAAAAGATGGAGGAACGGTTAAAAGTACAATCGTTTAAAGAGTATGCTAAGATTTAGTGATTACGCAGAAAAGATAACAAAGTCATTGCATTATCACATAGAGAATAACATACCTCTTGCGAATAATATCTATCGTATTCATAGTGAAGAGTTTTATGCCTTGTTTAGAGAGGCAAGAGATTTATATAAAGAAGGTCTATTAGAAGTTGATAGTGCTTGGGATAGAGAATTACTATCAACAGATATAGGTGAGTTTGGTATATACGAAGAGCAAAATGTTCCTTTAGATATACCGATTGCAGAAGAGGAAAAGAACCCTCCTTTGAATAAACCTAAAAGAGGTGGACCTAAAAAGTTTTATGTCTTTGTAAAAGACGGAGACAAAATTAAGAAGGTGACTTGGGGAGATACAACAGGATTGAAAGTGAAACTAAACGACCCCAAAGCTAGAAAGTCCTTTGCAGCTAGACATAGATGTGCTAGTCAAAAGGATAAAACAAAGGCGTCATATTGGGCTTGTAATTTGCCTAGATATGCAAAGAGTTTAGGACTTGGCAATGGCGGAAACTTCTTTTGGTAAACCGTATACTGATTTAAAAACAAATGGTGTACACCAAAGAGTTTTTAATTTTGATGTTGAAGATAAAGAACTGATTTGGCATAGAGACAAGTTAGATAGAAAAATAAAAGTTGTCTCTGGTGTTAATTGGAAACTTCAAATGGATAATGAGTTGCCAGAAGTATTAAAAGTTGGTAATGAATATGATATACCTAAAATGGTTTATCATAGATTACATAAAGGTGAAGGTAGATTAATAATAGACATTAAGGAATACGAGGAAAGAAAATGACAAGATACAAAAAGACAATGGCAGAAGCAATTGCTGAAATCTGGGCCAACGATATACAACTAGACGAAGGTAGGATGAAAACAATTGCCACTATGTTCGCAGGTGGTTCATCAGCAGAAGAGATAGCAAAGAAGATGAAACTTCCGTTGTCTACGGTTAAGTCAATATTAGGTGAAGAAGATTTACCTGAAAGTATGTTATGGGAGTTTACAGACGCTCAAATACAAAAACTTAAAAAAGAATATTCAGGACTTAAAGGTGCAAGAATATCACTTGCAAGAGCTAATCAATTAAGAAATATTTTTGACAAGATAACAAATTCACAATTACCAAAATTATACAAAGCAGACATTCCTTTCTTATCTACTATGGCATTAACTCGTATGATTAAAAAAGGTATTCAAGTACCTAAAGGTATTAAGTTAACAGCGTTTGAACAAATGTCTTGGGAAGAGATTACAGAAACACATACTAGTGACCACGCTTCTAAAAATATTCAGAAAGATAAAAACAAAGTAGAGAACGCTCCGTCAGTAGCAGACATAGACAGATTAAAAAAACAAGGTATGAAACCTGTTAAAGAATTTAAAAAAATGAAAGTTACCATAAAAGATATGGATAAACGAAAGAAAGCAATCGCAGATTTAATGAAACAAAATTTAGGTGTTTCAGTAAACGGTGGCATTATTAAAGTTGATGGTAAAGGTAAAGATTTAAATAACTTTGCAAAAGACCTAATGAACTTTTATGGTGCTAATGTTGTTGCA